AGTGATTCTTGCGGAATATACATAGACAAATAACCATATAGTCTTTGCGCTTCTTCGTAACACAAATTCATATCTTCACTATCTAAGTCAAAGTATAATGATCCTAACCTGATAGCCTTGTTTATATCAGCGGAATTAAAATGCCAAACAGATGTGTACAGTCCAAGGTTGTTATGCTTTTGTCTATATTGATCTATGTTTTCCATTTCATAGAAGACTGGATCATCACCATTCTTATCCCTAATCACCCTATCCAGGTTGGGAACATATCTAGCAACCTCAACATATTTCCATTGAGAAATAAATTTATCTTTATCTAAAGGAAGTTTCATGGTATATGTATTTTACCACTATCCATTTCCATATGCCAAGCTACTAGTCGATTGTGTTCCAAAATATTTTCATTGTTAGATCTGTAGTATATTGATTCTTTGATAAGGAATTCTAAAGACTCATTTATGTACGCTCTAACATGCATCTTGTCTGGATTTTCTATTGTCATTTGTTATCACTAATTTCAACAATTGTATGCAGTTTTGAGGCGACGTTGTCTGACAAGTGTACTATCATATCCATGTAAGTACTAGGTACTGTTTCCGGAATAGGGGACCATGGACCAAGGTGACATCTTACTAATCTAAGTATTGACTGAACAGTTTCTTCATCTAAAAAAAGAGTAGATGATGCGGATTCTGAACCATACTTTTTATCATTGTCTTGACACTTTTTAACAAAAGCTCCAACCGTATACGGATGCATTGGGTCATAGAAGAAATCTTCTTTACTATCATCATGAGCTATACCCTTAGTCACATCATGCAATAAGCATGCTGCATACACTATGTCTTTTTCGTGCGGAAGTAATCCATAGGAATCGCATATAACCTTAGAGACTTTGACAACCCTCTTTGTATGAAGAACGTTACCACCACTACCATGCTCATCAGCTGGATGATATTTACCTGAAAAACTAGATGGTATTTTCCAAAATGTTTTTGCCTGAAGTAAAACTGATCTAACAAATAGTCTAATTTGTTGACTAGCTATAAGATTAATTTCCTCCATAAGAGGAGTTAATAACTTATCTTCTTCTTCATTTGGCTTAAATGAAACATCTTCATTTAATAACTCATCTAATATACTTTTTTTACTCATAATCTGAATCCCAATTTAGTTTTTCTTTTAAGTAAATTTGATACTTTTCATCTATTATAGATTTTAAATATTCATAAGGAGTTTGTTTATTTTCTTTTGCAAGTGTAAATAAACTTTTAGATACCTTGGTTTCAAGTATAACACCAAATCTATTCGTCTGCATCTTTTGACCAATTTGACCACTTAGAACAAGGTTTATCAAACGGACATTTCTTACAATACCAGGTCAACCCTCTTCTTGGAATAAATTTTTCTGCTTGCTCTAATTCATCAGCCCAAAATCTTAAAGAATCAAGATCTTCTTTTGTTATTTCAAAATCAACAAAAGAAACTTTAGACGTTAATAAATCTATATAACCAAAAGATGCTTTAGAAATTCTATCACCATGCTTTACCGCAAACGCATTGTACATCGTAGCAAAGTTTACTTGATACATATATTGGTGACTATTCTTATAGTTAAACATTATCTTAATAACATAATATTTATTATTCTTATAAAGGATTATATCAAATTTGTCTTTTATCTTAACCTTTGGGGTGACTGGCATAATGCAATCTTCATTTATTGCAATCGGTATGTATTCTTCGTCTGAAAAGTTTTCATAGAAAGACAATAGAGCAGAAGCAGCTTTGGTCGTAAGGCTAGCGCTGTTTCCATATGCACTTTCGTGTTGCTCTGTCATGATATCGTACGATGAAACGTTATCGGCAAACCAAAGCTTTTCCCATCTATTCAAAAGCGATGCATACGACGGTGTGTAGCCACCTTGTTTCTTATAAAAGAAGTAATATATAATTTCTTTTAAAGTATTTTCAAATCTAATAGACAATAGATCTCTACCACCTATTGACTCTGGTAGTTTTTGATTATATCTATAGTCGTAAAGTAATGAGCAGGTTTGAAAATCCTTTAGGGATTCTGGTGTAATTAATTTCATTAGTTAAAATCTCCATTGTTTAATAAGTCATCTAAAATTGATGAGGCATCATAGGATGCGGGTGTAACCATTTCGTACTCTACGTAAGACTTTTTGGAATCGACATATCTAACCAGTGGTGGCTCATAAGAAAATGTTGAACCAGTAATTCTATTCTTTGGTATCTGTAACTGCATTACATTTTCATCTTCCGAATCATCACCACTAACTAATTTTTTTTCTGTGATAAATATAGTTACTGCACACTTTTGCTGTATAGCTAGAGAACCACCAGTGTCTGACTGCATGACTATTTCTCTTTTTTCTTTCATTCTATTTGAGTTTTCTTGCGCAGTGATTATCAATACGCAGTTCATGTCTCTAGCTATTTTTTCAAGACGAACCATCATTTCTTCAAATTCACCCCATCTAGCTTTACCCTTAGATCTAGTAAACATTGATTGGATAGTGTCAATAACTATGACGTCCGGCATGTGTTCACCCTGGATTAAGATATCTCTTAGCCAGCTTTCTAGGTCCTCAAAATATGGAGTGTCTGGGTCATGCTTGACCATTAGACGATCACCCCATTCGGTTAACTTATCTGTAAAAGTTTTAATATGTTTATTTTTTTCTTCTTCAGACCATTTATCCACTTCTGAATAAACGTTCTTGCCAGTTATCTGGGTCATTAATATGCGTTCCCAGTGATTTCTAGCTTCTTCGAAGTTTATGTATAAAGCTTTATATCCACAATCTAACCAGTTATTGACTAGACACTTAGCAAACGTACTCTTTCCCTTTCCAGAAGCTGCTATGATCGCATGTACCGCCCCCTTAAAGAAGCCTCCCTCATTGGTGTAGCCCATTGCTCTATTCAAAGACTTAAATTGAGTTGGCAAGAAGTCCGGAGTGTCTAATAGTGAGTCAATCTTTTCTATTATTTGGTTAGCCGTTACAACTCCATCAAGCGGATCATAACTAGCACTGTTCTCTAGATCATTAATGAGATTAGAAATCTCAGACATTCTCGCAAGATCTTCTTCTGTTTTTATACCCTTTTGGCTTATAATTATTTCTAACTCTTTTAAATAGTTTTTCTGTTTAATTTTATTATCTTTATGTTTAAGAACCTGAACAACAGCTTCAGGGCTAGCCAGCTGCATATCAGAGAGGACGCTCATAAGAGCATTAACTCCCTCGTCTCCATTGAGCGCCTCAAAGACACGGCTTTCTAGTTGTATCCAATTCTTAAATACTATTGGATCGACTATATCTAGATCTGTACTAGAAACATATGACAAAAGAGCATTATAGAATTCATGAACACCGTGTTGATTATCGTTAATCCCAACAATCTGTGGATCTAGATTATCTTTAAAGTAAGATATTGCTCCCTTTTCTCTAAATGAAAGAGCAAATATCTGATACTCAATTGGTTGAGTTACGGGAGAAGATTCAATATCACTCATGATTATCTCTTCTCTTTTTCATTTTTTTATATGTCTCTTTCTTTCTTTCGTTGTATTGCTTTTTTCTATCCTGATAAAATTTATTTTGAGTAATGCTCTTCTTATTCGTTTTTATATTCTCTGGAACATGAGGACTTAATCTTATCGCCTGTAATAGTCTATCATAAACAGCTTGTTCACTCAGCTCATCATTGTATCTAAATACAACTAATGTTATTCCTTCTTGCTTGCAAAGTTCTAATTTTCTTTCATCTCTTTTTTGAGCTTGAATAAAATCATATTTTGATTCAAAAAATCTTTCAGTATAATAGAAGTGTTGCCTACCATGAAACTCTGCACCTATTCTATATTCTGGACAGAATACATCGATTCTTAAACGCTCACCTATGTGATGTTCGTTTATGATCTTTTGTCCAGGAAAAAGCTTTTGCATTGCCTGAGTAAGTGCAGCTTGACCTCTTGATGTTTTTTTCTTTTGCTCTTTAATCCAAGAAAGACCAAGTGAATTAATTTTTTTATTTAACTGAGCAAATGAATAACCAAGTTCTTTGGCTATAGCTGAAATGGTTAGATCTGATTCAAATAAAAGATCTATTAAAAATAGATCATCTTCTTTGTCTTCAATCTGTTTTTTCATTTTGGGAAATCCTATTGCTAAATCTTGCTCGAGCAAAACCGATTACCTTCCCAAAATCTATTATAGAAAAATTCAATTCGTCCCATATCTTACCAGCTAAAGCAGCAGAAAGTAGCGGACAATCCAAAATAACTGTATCAACTTTACCGGTATAGGTTGCCAAAGTTTCAATTATAGAATCTAACTTATCATAATAATCATTATATGGAACATAAATTGTGTCCACAGGTGATCCTAGAACCCTTGTAATTACTTTTCTATCATGAAATGTAACTACAACATATGGGGTATTTCTTATATAAAAGTCTACAAAAGATGTAAAAGCTACTTCATTATTATTGAAGTAGTTTTCAAGTGTTGTTGAGTTATAGTATCTCTGATTAGAATCCACTTTTGAATAATCTAATTCATTATCTGAATCATTAGAATTTACAAAAGCTAAAGGTATTCCTTTCATAAAATTCTTATCATTAATGCTAAATGATTTACTTATTGAATCACTAAAGTCCTTAGAAGCTTTCTTCATATCTGGACTACCCATAGCAATGAGTGCTGATCGAGGAAAATTAACGTAAGCAAAACGTTCCTTGGATAGCATTTTTAAAGTTAGCGATTGAATCGTTTGTGCGTGTGTTGCAATTCTAATATCTTTTTTCATTTTTCCTACCTTAAGAAATTTCCCCAGTCAATCAAGACTGGATTTGGGTCTATTATTGAGTTGATATGATTTAATGCGTGAAATTCTCCACCGTCTAAAGTCGAATACCTTTGATGCTTAGAGATCTTATCTTCATCTCTTACATATCCAAGATGTTTCATGACTAAACCTGAGTCAATCCAGAAGTTTC